TCAACTTCAAGTTTTCTCGCTGACTGAGAACAGTCAAATAAAAATGACCTCAATCCATTCTTGTGTCGCAGCATGTGTGACTAGCTACGCGATTTATCGCGTAGTTAGCGAAGATGTCATTCCCCATCCTTTGTGTCAACTGCTCATTTCCGGAGTTGCACGCAAAGTTCTTCCCACCCCCACCGTTTTGGTAACTGAGGATACCGAACGTGTGGTTCGTGCCTACGTCGCTGACGAGACTTATGACAACCTCGAAAGCCTCGCAGACACCCTCGTAGTCGATCGTGCTACAGATAAAGTTGTGCTTTCGTCAATCGGTAGGCATAACCATAACCGTGCTGCAAAAGCAGCCGTTGCTGTTGTCCGTAAGCGCATGCCCCTAGCGTTGACGGAAGATAACAAGGCTAATCGGTTAACTGTGCACTTGCTGGTAGTGAAGGAATTGGAACGCCTTCATGTTCGTGCCGGCGATATTGCTCGTGTTGCTGCACTTGCGACAACGTTCTTCTTTATCCCTACTTCTTTTGATCAGGAGATTATGGATTTGGAGAACGCTAGTGTTACACACGAGGCGATAGACCGCTATTTGAGTGATCGCTCCACGACGGTGTGGAGTAGACTCGTCCCCGCATGGCTGAAGCCTAGCCAGCGGGGACGGGTTGATCACCGTCAGTAGGGAGGCCCTGTCGCCGTACACGGGATTGAGGAGGAGGGTGTCGAAATGCCCCCCCTCAATCTAGGTATACGTGTGCGGCGGTATGGGTCTCTCTTGCGCCCGCGTGGTATGACCTATTTGTCCATGGTCTCCGGACCACGCCAGGTGTATTGTCACAACGCTTCAGTACATAATGCTATGTTGGCAGCCTCGATTCGAGTTTTAACTGCTAAGGTGGGCAACTCGTATGTACCGATTGCGCAAACACGGAGGCCAACCGGCCACTCCGCTATTCTCGAACCAGCCCGTGTAGGCATCCTCACGAACCTTGTGTGTTGCACCCCGATCCCAGCTGACCAATTTGCTGGTACGTATTGTGGTCCCAAACGCAAGGTGTATGAGAGGGCTTACCGTAGTCTGCAATTAGAACCATTAGTTGATAGTGACTCCTGGATCAAGGGATTCATTAAGTTTGAGAAGATGTTGGGTAAAGTGTCCGGCAGTCCGAAAGTGCCGCGCATGATATCACCGCCATCAACACGTTTCCTCCACCGGACCGGTTGCTACATTAAACCGGCCGAGCACGTGATTTATGAGGCGATTGATAAAATGTTTGGTTTTAAGGTAGTGACGAAGGGGTTGAATTACGCGCAGATTGGGCAGTTGTTTCAGAGCCATTGGTCAGAAATGGCAGATCCCGTTTCATTTGACGTAGATGTGGAGAAGATGGACCGTTCCACATCGGCTGAGATGCTTAGATGGA